CCCCGTCCGGCACATATTTTTTCTTTTTACTCCGGTATTCCGTCGGAGTCAACTTCAACAGAAAATTCTTCAGGATCAGGCTCATTCCAGAGGTCAAGCTGAAGCGATACCTTGTATCCATCGCATACAGGACAGCGAATACTGGCTTGCTCTGTGTCCTTTGCGCTGAAAATAGAACCGCAGTGATTACAAAAAAACTTAGCATCAATTTTCATCAATCAATCCCTCCTGCAAGATGTACTCGCCGTACCACTTGTTAAATATTTCTGCCTCTAGCTCGCCGTATGTATCTAAATCACGAGTCGGCCCACAATGGCGACAAACCTCGTCGCCTTTATTCAAATGCTCGCGCAATACGTTGTCCCCACAATTCGGGCAAGTCGGATACCTAGCTGTCATCAGATTTCCCCTTAATGACCTCAAACTCAGATTTGAGGCTAGGATGACCAAGCGTCATCTGAGCTTTGTTAATTAGTCGAGCCAAACGAATGGCATCTTCACCTGCTGGGCAATGACTAATTAGACAAAACAACCCATTAAGAGCCTCTATCAGTTGCTCACACTGTTCTTGAGTTAAAGATATTTGAACTTTTTCTTCGCCACCATCGTTGCTTTGCATATCAACGAACTGACTCGCCCACTTCTCGAAATCTTCAGTTAAGTTAATAGTCGTCATCTCCATGCCCCCGTAGTTTCTGACGATGCTTTAATAAACGAGTAAAGATTCTTTTTACACGTTTCGCGTAAGTTATATCATGCTCTACGCCATGTTGTAAACATTCTAGGTACTCTACCTTTTCATGTCCTAGTTTCCAAATCAAGGCAACTCGATACTCTGATATGTTACCTGAGTTGTACCGATTGCACTTAACGCACTGCTTATGCACGTTCCAAAGATGGAATCTAAGGTGTGGAGCTGACCCCCTCGAACGGAAATGTCCTGCATCATAATTACCACCGAATTTCCCGCCGACGTGACGACCACAAGAAATGCATCCCTGATGACGATCTCGCCATCGAACATATGCATTAAATGCGCTCTGAGCTTCAGAGAGCCACTGTGAGCGACTTTTTTGCTTCTCTCGTATCTCTGCCCTACTTTTGTTGTTTTGCTTGACTACGGCCTTCCTGATGACTTCCTTGCCCTTTGAGCTTGATGTGTATGAAGTAAGACATTTGAAACTACAAAACGCTTTAAGCCCTTGAGCAAGTGCATCATCTGCATCGACTTTGGTTTTACAAACAGCGCATCGACGAGATTTCGGTGTCACTTGGCAACCTCAGTAATTAGCGTCCAGTTCTTGCCGTTTTTGATTCGACTGATTGTCTCCACACTTACTTCAAACTTTTTAGCGATCTCGGTGCATGACATCCCATGTGCTAATAATCCTCTTATCAATGGGATGTCTTCGAAATCTAGTTTTTGCTTATGATGTGGCTTCATTGGTTCTCCCGCTCTTTTAGCTTCATGTATTCAGAATCATCAGGAATTGTTAGCTTGTAGCCCTTCTGATGCGCCCAAGCGTCAACCTGTTGCATGAAAAAATACATCTCACCTTTTAATAACTTTGACGTACCTTTTAACTGAGTGACTTCTTTTCTGCCGATCCGCTTTGTGACGTAGCCAAGAAACTCATGGCACATCCACTCATGCAGTTCTTCTTTACTCATACACTCAATAGTTTCTTCTTGCTGAGTTTCCTCATTTAAGTATGTGTACGGAAGATTGACGTTCGCTTGGTCACATATTTCACCTAACCACATCCAATAAAGATCATTCTGATTGATGCTACGGTTACTGCCAGCTTTCCATTCGAGCTTGATGAACCCGTAATCTTCGATGCCCCGAAGGGCATCTTGATACACTTGATCCAACATCTGCTGAGATGTGACTGTGTATTTAGCTTTTTGCATCATGCAGTCCCAAGAACTTCTCCAACGACATATCGAAATATGCGGCTAAGTCCTGAATGCGACGAAAAGGCATATCTTCACTGTTTCTCCATCTAATGACCTGTTGCGGCTTCACTTTAAACTCGTTCGCAAGATCGACGTTTTTAACATTCTTGAGCGCTTGAGCGACTCGAATGCAGTGACCAATATCAATATATTGCATAGATACCTCAGAATGGAATTGCGTCGTTAGTAACTTGAACAGGATCAGGGGCTGACGCAGGTTGTGCATCACCTGAATACTGCGCTTCATCTTTTGGAGCATTCTTCGGAGTCAACGAAATCTTTAAAAACGGCGCACGTTCATTTGCATTTTCATCTCGTTTCCAAGCAGATGCCCAGAACTCTTCTCCATTGACCTTAGCATTGCCTTTCAAATCAGGATGACGATCTGATTCCTTCCGGTCATTAACCCAAAGAGCAATCTGATTGTTGTCATCGTATTTCTTTTGTTCTGTCATAAGTATTTCTCCATATTCTTACTTTCTTTCTCTATTTCCTTGCATACATCGATCACGATGCGCTCAAGTTCTTTGATAAAATCCTCGTCACGCTCGACACGGATTAGTAATGGCGGCAGGGATGGATGGTAGGAAAGAAAGTCCCACCACTTGCGTTTGGTTATCCAAAGACATCCCTGAACTTGCGCTTTATATTCACTAGGAAGAACGCCAGCTCTAAAGTATTTGACGTGCGTAGCGTCGGCTGGGCATTTTATTTCCAAGCCTCCATCTTCTAACAAGCCATCAGGACTGACCCCGCACTCATAATCATCATGCTTGCAGAAACCCACGTCCTGAATCGTACAGCCCCTTTCGAACTCAAAAAATGCTTTTGCATCCGGTTCCAATTCACGACCTCTAGCCATCCAGTAGTTATCAAAACCTTCTGGTATCTGCCCTGTCACTTTTTCAGCGATGAGGCCATTGACGTATCCAGCCCTGCTGGTCGACTCCTTGCCGCTCGATGTAATTAGTTTCGAGAAGCCTGATCCTGATGGACAGCCAAGACGGGCCATCAACCATTCATCAGTGCCTTGCTCTGCGTCGATGATTCTCACGTTTCTTATCCTTTGTTTGACCTAACCAACACTCAGCGCATTTCTGACCGTATGAATCAACCACAACCGCTGGCCTCTCGCACCACTTACACTTTTTCTCAGTCATTTGGTCTTCCTCTTTAGAGCCGCAATCAGATTGTCGTACTGAACTGGATGCGTATCATGCAGATCGGTTACCTTCAGCCAGTTGTGAAGGGCATCTATCTCATCCTGTTTCAAATTGGCTTTTTCAAAATACTTATCAATCTCTGCCTTCTGCTTCTCAGTCAGAGTCGAAAAGTCACTTTGCTCCAGCATATCTGCGTCATCACGCTCGCCAGAATTGATCTTAAAGATCGTTCGCATGGCAATCTTCTCGACATACGAAAGAGCTGATCCAGATGATTGCGCCCCAGTGAATGGAAGAGTAATTGATCTGCGGATCGGAAAGTTCCACACAGCACCATCTTTGTGGACGATGGTGAACTGATACACCGCACGGTAGAGTTTGCGATCATCACTGACACTGCTTTCTAACTCATCAGGGATAATCATAATCCCTGCGTCATTCATCAGTGGACGCATCTTCTCGTAGTATTTGTCGATGGATACATACTTATACTTGGCGTACTCGTTATTAGAATCGTAACCCAAAGTACCGACAAGACATTGCACTTGAAAAAGTGCGTTTGCAATTACTTTTGGGCATTCTGATGATTGATGATTCATATTTTGTCCCCCTTTATTAACCATCAAGGGACAATTTAATCATCATTTGTTACCGAGTCAACAATATTTTTTTGCTCTAATTGACTTAGTTTTTGTTTGCGGTAGTGTCTGAGATGTCTATTTGGGGTTCCCTCGCCCGAATGACAAAGCCTGTAGCTGTCACCCCCATTTTGGCTACAGGCTTTTTTTACGCTACGTTTCTCATTCTTTGAACCAAGCGTTCGGCTCGATTGGTAACCTGACGATACCAACGGCTGTCGATCATCTCCTCACTAGCTTCTTTCCACTCTTTAGCGGCAATCGCGGCATTAAACTTCTTAAATCCAGATAGCCTTGGCCGACCCATGTTAAACATCATATTAGCTAGAATGAGCTGTACTTCATCTGGCAGGTCGAACCAGTTATCGTAGAGCTTCTTGCACTCATCAATGGTCACTTGTACGTCTTGCTCAAAGACTTCGATAACTCTTTCTTCTGATACTGGCGTACCAACTTCTTCCTCATGCTCAGGATCATTTTCTGTCACCAAATGCCCAATACCAAACGTAGGTAGACCAAGATGATCTAAGTAGATTTCATATTTACAGCCTTCGTCGTACTCTAATTGCATCCGTAACTGGTCGAGATTCATCATTACTTTTTCCTTAAGCTCATGAGTTTGTCAGCGCCCTTCACCCCGAACGACGCAGTAACCGCGATAAATAGTAAATACTGATACCAATCGGGCAGTTGATTCAAGGCCGCAAACGCATCGTTCATTCGAGCTATGATTTGCGGATCATCCATTGCAACTGAGTATGCAACTGCGATCAATGGGGCGCTCAAAATGAAAGCAAACCACTCGTCCTTGATGCTACCTTTTGTGGCATCAGCCATTTTTGATTCCCAGTCAGCGTCATTCTGGATCGCTTTGATCTTGCGCTGTTGAATGGCCTTCTTCTCGTCGGCTTTGCCTTTTAAGAACTCTTTGCCCAGCTCCATTGCTGGCCCTAATAGCATCTGTAACATGGTCAATTTCCTCTGGTCTACGTCCACACCTATCGCACTTAATGGCTGGCCTAGTGACAGTCTTGCCTCCGCACTCTGTCTCATACAGCCCTCGTTTGAAGCTGTAGAGGCAGGTCTTCATGTCAGCCTTTCTTCTTGATCGCTGACGCGCCAAAGAACGCAGATACTAAGACAGCGATTGACGCAAAGTAAGTCGGTGCAATGTCGGCTATGAGACTTGCCGCCGTACCCATACTAAAAGCATCCGCAAGGAAGATACCAAACGGGTAGAGAAGTAACCCAAGCAACGCGAACCAAGCCATCTTGCGGATCGAATCCCTTTGAGCGTCTTCATCTTCCATTTTACGGCGGCGATCCTCAAGTTCAATGAGAGCAAGCTCATCTGGATCGATAACGCCGTTGCCGTTCTTGTCATACTTCTCTAGCTCCGTCATCAATGTCTCTCCAGTATCAGATCAAAGTTTGCTGTAACGCGAGTGTTGTTCGTTTCTACGTTGTCCGCCCTGACCTCAAGATCAGTTTTTTCTTGCAACCTCATTGGGATCGGGAAGTCATAACGATATGTGCCTTCAAATACTTCGGCCATATGCGCTATCTTAAATGATTGACCAAACTGTCTAACAAAAAACTTAATCTGTGCATCTTTGTTTTTTTGTACTGACGCATCGCCACATAATAGGT